TGTTGCTCAGTAAATATAAAAAATCCAACATCATTTGGTTTTAAATCTGTTTTATCTTGTAAATAAAAACACTCAAAGGTTTTACAAGTTATTGGTCTATCTTCATAAATATTACAATTACCTTTGGATAAATTACAATTCTTACAATAGCTAAATGATTTCTTATGATACTCAGGATCGTTAATCTCTGGTAATTTGCAGCATAGGGTGCAATCTCCACATGATTTTAAGTTACTAGGCATATATATATAGATATCCGTACATTTTCATTTTTTCAACGATCACACAAAATAAATTAATTTTATTGTATTTTTACCACACTATATCTTGACAATATCAGAAATTAATGTACTAAATCTGGTATAATATAACTTAACTTTGTGTTTATTTCATTTATCTCATATTAAGTTAATTTGAATCATAATAAGACCTATTTCTTATATCTTTACTCTCTCTTTCTTTCTATAATTAAGATTTAGGTCTTATAAAAATATTATTTTAGACTATTTTAGAAGTTTTTACATAACAAATAAAACAAACAATAATACCTTTATCTGATAAATAAAATTCTTGTTTTTTAATTTTTTTATTACAACATTTACATTTCATTTTTTTACTCCTATTGATTAATTAAATACCATGAGATCATTATAATCTCTGCAATTATTATTATTTCAATCATTACTTAATTTTCATAATTTGTGAAAAAAGCTCTCTGCTTACACTTGTTTCTCCTCCATTTAAATAAGTTAAATGTTCAATTTCTGAAATAGAATATTTATATGGAATAGATATTTTTTTTCTTTTTAAAAATTTAAGCATTTTATTTACATAAATAGTTGGATATGATTTATACATTATTTAACCCTCTTTCTTTGGTTGTAGTATTGATGTATTGGGAACTGATAAACATTTGAAACTTGTTTAATAGTTTTACCCTTTTTTAATCTTCCAATCTCTCCAAAGTCCATAAAAGAAAACATCTTTTTTTTATAAGTCCTGGAGAAGATTGAATATATATTTATATCTTTAGCTTTCATTTGACCTCCATTTCAAATCTATAACGATTATTTTTGTTAATTATTCTATAATGATTTAAACAACTATTATTTTTATAAATAACAATAGAGTCGTCATAAGTTCTTTTTTTTAATTCAAATGGTTCATTACAAAACCATTTAGAAATAGATTTCTCTAAGTCTTTTAATAAAGATGAACTTGATAAAAGTTTAAATTTATTCATTTAACCTCCTGGTATGATGGCAGCATTAAAAAGAATTTAACTATAAACAATGCAAAGATGCTTAAGCCTATAGTCAAATTTATTTGAGTTATTACAAATAAGCCAAACAAGGCTATTCCAAAGCATAAAGCAAAATATATGGCTCTAATCATTTGACCTCCATTTTGATTGATTGAGTATTTTTTCTTCTTCTTTCATAAAGAACAATTTGAGCTTGTTCTAATCTCTGATTATCTTCATCAGTATTTAAAAAAGAAGATATTGGTAAGCTGAGAGCCTTGACAATTTGTCTAAGCTCCCAAGTTGCTTTAGTTCTAAGATTCATTTTACCTCCTATAACCATTCATGTTTTAAATAATAACCATCATTCCAAACTTTTGAGCAAAGCTCATAAACAGTTTGAAAACCCATATCCATATTTCCAAAAGATCGTCTAATAGAATATGAATTTTTCTCATCTAATTGATGATCCATTATTTTAGAATAATGATAAGTGCATTGATAAGGTCTATTATTTTTTATATATCTCAATCTAATATAAATAGTTCCAGATGGAGTTGATTTTATTAATTGAGTGTAGATCGTATCACCTTTGTTAAATGTTCTTTTCATGTGTTCAATCGCACAATCAAAGTCCAATTTCTTTTTTTCTTTTTTTGTAGCTTGAGTTATTTTCCATTCTTTTGAAATATCTAAATGGTTAATAATCCAATGTCTGGCTTCCTCAGTATTAGAAAAATCTTTTTCAAAATGATCTCTAATATCTTTTGGGTTAGTTATTAAATATTGATTCATGTTTGCTCCTTTGTTAAGTTTGTTAATTTGAATCATAACTAATTAATATCAGAGCAATTATAGATGTCAACTAATTGATAACATCATATTAAATTAATTAATATCAAAGAAACAACTATAAAGAGAATTAAAATAGTGTGATAAATATATCACACATAATAAACACATTAGAACGATTATAAACTATGGCAAATATTAAATATAATAAGACAATTGAAAAGACTATTTTAAATAGGCTTTGTAATGGTGAATCTATTAGAAAGATTTGCAAAGATCCTGAAATGGTTTCATGGGCTACATTTAGCCAGAAATTAAAAGACTCTGAAAAATTACAGGATCAATATTATACTTGTAAAAAGATTGGTATTGAAATGGTTATAGCTGAGGCTCAAGATAAATTAATGGACTCTATTAATACATTAGAAAACTCAGGTAAGATGGATAATAGCTTACCATTTGCACATTTAATTAAAGAAATGCAAAGCAACGCAAAGTGGTTAAGCTCTGTATTATCTCCAGTTAGGTATGGAAAAGATACTAAATTGACTCTAAATGGTGGAGATAAACCTATTGAGATTAAGTGGCAGCAGTAATAAAAGCTAAGTAATACCTAGATAGTGTTGAATATTATTCAACCTTTGCACCCAAATTTATACAGTACATTTATAGAATTAATTGGCAGATTTGCCAAAAGATTACAGATCGCAATAGTTATTGATTAACTAAGCAACACCAAAGCAACATGAGATTTAAAAGATAAGTAAAAACAATATTAATTTACCAATACCAATTGATTAGCAATCAAATGCTTTTGTTTATTGGTTATTTCCTGAGCTTTTGGGGGGTGTTTTTATTCGTTATACACCAAATTAAATATCGGTGGCTTGTTAATATTAATGGAAGTTACACACAACTAGATTAGGAATTTTCAATGATGGATTTTGACGACAACGAAAAAGGTTACTCAGCAGTAATATATATTATGGAAAGCAGCAACTCTGTTGTTGTTCACTTTGGAGGATTTAACGATCTTAGAGAATGTAGATACTTCTCATCTCACATCATGGAAGATTTTGGCATTGAACAATTATTAAATGTACCTCAAGGAGTTACAGTACATTAGGGGGGTTTTGTTTTTAAATGCCAGAAATAATCATTCCATATAAGCCAAGAGAACTCCAAAATTTTTTGCACAAAGAAATTGATAAGAGCCGATTTAGTGTAATCGTAGCTCACAGACGAAGTGGTAAAACAGTTATGCTTGTTAATCACATGATTAAAGCAGCACTTACTTGTCCTTTGCCAAACCCTAGATATGCTTTTATATCTCCTACCTTTAAACAAGGTAAGGCAACAGCATGGGATTATATAAAACAGTTCGCTGGTAAAATACCTGGAACTAAGTTTAATGAGTCAGAATTAAGATGTGATCTTCCAACAGGAGCAAGGATTACAATTCTTGGAGCAGAAAACGATCAAGCTCTAAGGGGTATATTTTTAGATGGTTGTGTTTTTGATGAAACTCAATCTATTAAACCAACTATATTTCCAGAAGTCATAAGACCAGCTTTGGCAGACCGAAAAGGTTGGTGTGTATTTATAGGTACACCAAAAGGTAGAAACTATTTCTATCAATTGTATAAAGATGCACAAAAAAATAAAGATTGGTACTCTGGTTTATTTAAAGCTAGTGAAACTAATATATTAGATCCTGATGAATTAGTTGCTGCAAAGCAAATGATGTCAGAAGATTTATACGATCAAGAATTTGAATGTTCTTTCCAAGCAGCTATCACAGGCTCTTATTATGGTGCTTTAATAGAGCTGTTAGAGTCAAAGAGTAGGGTTACTGATAATTTGTATGATGACAACCTTGATGTTGAAACATGGTTTGATTTGGGCTTAAATGACTCCACAGCGATATGGTTTGTCCAAAGGTATAAAGGAGAAATCAGATTAATAGATTATTATGAAAATGCTGGTGAGGGTTTAGATCACTATGTAGATGTCATTAATAGAAAAGAATATGAGTATTCAAAGCATATAGCTCCCCATGATATTAAGGTCAGGGAGATTGGTAATTTTGGTAAATCAAGATTAGAGAGTGCTTTAGAATTAGGTATTGCTTTTGAAGTAGCACCAAAACTATCTAT